CGAATCTGTGCAAGTTTAAAATATAACAAACCGAATCCCAATTGAATAAAACAATTGGGATTTCTTATTTGTTCACCTTATAAAATATACATTTATGAAAGATAAATTAGTAACTCTAGCCATTCTGACGTATACTAAAGCTCAGATATTAAAGAATGTCCTCGAAAATGAAGGTATTGAAACATACATTCATAATGTTAATCAAATACAACCAGTCGTTTCTTCGGGGGTTCGTTTACGAATCAAAGAAAGTGATTTACCACGTGCACTAAAAATAACTGAAAGTTCTACTTGGTTATCTGAAAGTATAGTGGGAGAGAAGGAACCTAAAACAGAGAATAAATCAAATAAGATTTTAATTCCTGTCGATTTCTCTAATTACTCGATGAAAGCATGTGAATTTGCTTTTAACTTAGCAAAAACTGAGAACGCAGAAGTTATCTTATTACACGTTTATTTTACACCAATATATGCGTCCTCATTGCCGTATGGTGATGTCTTCAATTACCAAGTTGGAGATGAAGAGACTGTAAAAACTATTATTCATAGAGTTCATTCTGATCTCAACACCTTATCAGCTAAAATAAAAGAAAAAATAGTTTCAGGGGAATTTCCGGATATCAAATATAGTTGTATTTTACGAGAAGGCATTCCTGAAGAAGAGATTCTCAGATATGCAAAGGAAGAACGTCCTATTGTTATCATCATGGGAACTCGTGGAAAAAACCAAAAAGATATTGATTTGATCGGTAGTGTAACCGCTGAGGTCATTGATAGAAGCCGTGTTCCAGTATTAGCTATTCCAGAAAATACTCCATTTAAACAATTTAGTGAAGTCAAACGGATTGCTTTTATAACTAATTTTGATCAAAGAGATTTAATAGCTTTTGAGGCATTCTTTAACACTTGGAAATCGTTCCATTTTTCTGTCTTTTTGATACATCTTACGGAATCTAAAGATACGTGGAATGAAATAAAACTTGCAGGAATAAAAGAATATTTCCATAAACAATACCCAGGTCTAGAAATCCATTATGACGTTGTGATGAATAATAATTTATTGAAAGGGCTTGACCAATATATCAAGGATAACCAAATAGATATAATTACATTGACTTCATATAAAAGAAATATATTTGCTCGATTATTTAATCCTAGTATTGCCAGAAAGATGATATTTCATTCCGATACACCATTGCTTGTTATTAACGGATGATCGAACAGAAGCAAAAAAAGAAACTATATTGGAGGAATAATCGATATTATATACAATAAAACGGAGAAAAAAAATATTAATGAATGCAAACGTATCCTATAAGATATGAGTTATTAACATATTTTATATCAATAAACATAATAGAACGACCATTTAGAAGAATATCAAGGAATTGATACTGATATAAATATACAGGTGATAAATGAGTCAAGAAATCAAATATTTCTAGTAAATCATGAAAGGGGATAGGACAACCTTTTATAGAGTACATAATATAGTAGATTTTAGTATCCTGTCATTTTTCGTATACTAGGACAAGAAAAAAGGATAGCCGAGTGGATTAATCGGCTACCCTTCGGGAAAATGACTTGGGTTTTACTTAAACAAAGAACGAATAAATTTACCTAACAAATAGATAAGCAAAATTAAAACGACTAAAATAATAAGCCACTCACTACCAGCAGGCAAGAAGCCAAGTAATAAACAAATCATAACTTAAAATATTTGGTTTTTACAAATGTAATAAATAGATTAATCTATCGCACCAATAGAACGCAAAATTTTAGAGCCTGTATTAAAAATTCCAACTTTATCCGTATCGTGAATAAGATTAAACAACGTTTCTTTAACAGTTTTCACGCGGTCCTTATACGTATCGACATCAAACGCATTTTGATACATTTGAGAAGTATTTTGTAGTACTTGTCCATCCGTACGGGCATGAGTTTCGGCAATCTTAGCAATCTCATGTTCTACCTGTTTACGAGTTAACGCACCTTGAGCATATTTAAGCTGAATATCAGCAGCTTTTTGCGCCAAATCCATCTTATTTTGCGCATCCATGAATGACAACTGTTTATCAGCCATCAATGTCTGAATATTAATCAACTTGCGTTGAGCCTGCATATTAGCTATATTTTCAGAATTAACTGCCATTTGAGAGGATTTCAAATCCTTATCAATTGAATAAATAAGCTTATCAAGAGCCAAACGACCTTCTTTAGTCTTAGCGTCAGTACGCAAACTAATAATTTCTGCCATAGTTTTAGCGGCTTTATATTTTCCTTCAATACGAAGATTTTCAGCAGTAGCATTGTCTACTTTGCGTTTAGCACTAGAGGAAATAATATCGGCAGCCTGTCCAAGACCTTGAGCAAGTGCGGAATAATCAGCAGAATAAGGCGTAGCGGTAGGAGGGTTAACACCTTGAGCAGAAGGAGAAGAACCGGAAGGCATAGACGTAGAAGAAGCAGTACCTGCAGAACCACCGGACATCATTAAATAGGGATTAAGTCCGGCAGCTTCCAAACGTTGACGTTGCGCAGAAGCCGAATTATACTCATTAGAAGCATTGAATAAATCCCAAGAATTTTGTTTTGCATCATTATAAAATTTCCATTGGTCACCAAGTTGTGTATTATACATTTCCTTGTTATAAGCCATTTGTTTTTCAAGCATTTTCGCATTAAATGCATTATTCATCATAGCAATTTCCTTATTTGCTTGATTGCTAGCATAAGTACTAGCAGCTCCGCCTACAGCGGAAATGCCGGCACCAACAGCACCGGAAACAATAGGGACAGCAGCAGCAGCCATAATTTTTAAATCTTAAGTTAATAAATAAACACAATCAGCCGCCAAAAAGATTCAGTTCTTTAGGAAGCGGCTAAAGCCGCCATTTTAACGCCTGCTAACGCGACGGCGACGCTATCCGGATTAAATCCGGAGGCGCTAAGCGCACGAGTCTCCAACTCGCACGCTACCATGCGGAATAAAACACGCAACAAAGTTGCTATCTTTTACGCAACAGAGTTGCGATTAATTTCCTAAGGGAGTCAAATTCGACTCCCTTATAATATCCCAGAATAAATGTGCGTCGTTCCTAGCACATTTCAACGGAACGCCTTTGTATTTCCGTTGTTGTTTGTGTGTGATGCATTCTGTCGGTGTTCCTTGACTGCATCTTTTCACACTATGCAGGATATTAACGCATTTCAAACGGAAATTACACACGCGCGCAAAATACGCACGTGCGAAATGTTAATTTAATTGAAATAGCGTATAAATGTACGATTTTGTACATTTTATGTACGATTTTATACACTAAATACAAGATATTTATTCAGGAGGTTCAGGAGCAGAAGTAGCAGAAGCATCGGGTGCTTGAGCAGCAGCAAGAGAAGCTACAACTTCATCAGAAGAACTCATAAGATACTGACTCCATGACATCAACTCACTAGGAGATTGAATAAAGCGAGACTTAACAAACGAAATCAATTGCTCATCGCCAAGTTTACCACGCAAATCAGAAAATTTAGGGTCACGAATAGTAAGAGAGTCAAAGTGAGAAAGTAACCTCTCGCGAGACATACGGTCCAACCGTTGTTGATTAAACAACATATAAATATCAGAAGTCAAACGAGTGCTAGGAACTCCGTTACTCTCAATTTCTTGAAACATAAAATCATCAACGGGTGAAGGCTCACGAAATTCACTACAATATAATTCCTTTGAACCGACAACTAAAGTAGTATCAGAATCACAAGGAGTTAAACGACGTTTAGAACAAAACATAACTATAAAATTTAAAATTAAAAAAAAATAAAGGACTAGTAAGGCAAGCCATCAGTGTCTAAATTACGGACAACTTTAACATCAAAGAAAGAACTACACAAAAAATTGTCAGTATCAACAGTATCACCAACATTAACAGCAAATAAAGGGTCTAAGCAATTAGGATTAACTTTAAACATAGTATAATTTAAAGGACTAACCGGAGGCGTAGGCTGATTATTTTCGTCAATAGAGCCGAATTGACCGGAAACGGACATATTATCAAAAGAGATAATCCAAGATTTAAGAGAAGTCTTAAAAGCACCTACAGAGGAATCTACATCCGTTTTATAATCAATATAACGGGGAGCATAACCCAAAACACTAACAGGATTATCTAAAACACTCTTCAAAGGATTAGTTAAAGAAACAAGCGGCACACCTTGCATACCTACACGGTCAAATTCGGGGATAGCATAATCAGCAGCATTTACCTTTGTAAACACAGGAGAGACCATATCAGTAGTATAATCAATCAAAGGCAGACAATGATATATACACATAATCAAACCATAACGACCTTGCGAATTAAAAGATATACGACCATTACCTACACCAGTGCCTTTGCCTGCAATATCAGCAGCATTTTCACCGGTAATATTACTATTAACGACCTCATTAATATCAAGAGAAGAAGTAGTACCACCTAAATAAGTGCACATCTCAGAAAGACCATCACCAGGCGAAACATTCCAATGTTTTTCAATTTGTTCCTTATAGTCCTTGTTACCGGATTGAGTAATCTCTTTCCATTTCTGCATAAACTCCATTTGACGAAGAGCCAAAATACTAAATTCAGAAACAGCAGAAGCGTCCTTTTTTAAATCAAGATGGAGACCTTTAAAATTATTTAAACCTAAAACAGGGTCAGACGTAAAAGAAATAGAGCCATCACCGGAAAGACTACCGGAATTAACAGTACCGGAAACAACGGCAACATCACCATATTGTTGACGAGGTAAAACACCGTGAAATAAATCCTTTTGCCAATTACAATAACGCAAATCAAACAGATTATAATAATCAGCATTAATAGTATCAGATAACCTCATATCCATCTGAGTACCGTTAAGATAATCAACATTAAAAGTAGAAGGCGAAATTTTTTCCCATTGAGAATCACGATAATAGTCAGCATAAATCTTTTGATAGGCAAGAAGTCCGTAAACATTAAGTTGGAGATTTGACATCAAAGGTTTAGAAGCCCAAGTATTAGTATTAGATTGAGCGTAAGTATAGAAATTACCGTAGCCTAAATACTCAAGAAGCTTAGCGGAACACATACCACGGTTATAACCGAAATAGTTAACCGAGCGTTCAGTACCATCATTAAGGGCAACCTTATTCAAATAAGTAGCAATTTGCTCACAAGTAGTATACGGCATATCACCTGTTAAAACAAAATTAGAAAGAGGGTCAATAGATACAGCATGTTGCGGATTATCATACATTTGAGTTAATGCAGTATTAGCACGATTCCAAAGCAAATCATACGGAACAAAATAGAAATCATAATATTCACGCATACGAGCAAAAGCAGCAGTATTTAACGGCTGTGTACGAGTAAAAGACTTCAAATCAATAGACCAAGAATCACCTGGAAGAATCTCCCAACAACGAACAGGCAGAAGTTCACCAGATTTAGCAGTAAAATTGCGTTTAGAGGAAAGGTCAAAACCATTTCGAGAAGTCTTATTTTTTAAAGACTTCAAAGACATAATATTAGCCATAACAGAAAAATTTAATTGTCAAAAAATATCTTATTTAAATCATTAAGTTTTTTATGTTTTATACGGTCATTAAAGAGCTTTTTAATTTCAGAACTATAAAGTTTATAAACAGGAGTTTCACGAAAGGAATTAAAATCCGTATGAACATTACCCTCAAATCCGCAGTTAAATTT